TAACAGGAATTTATCGCACAAACTCAGGTAGTGACTTTACCATGCAACATTGGGGAAACCTGTCAATGCTTATTGATAGCGATAACAATGATTCAGGTACTCGTCAATTTATGATTGGTCGTAACTCGCAAGATGCTTCAACAGCAACTAAAATCGCTTTATTTTCTGAAGGTGGGGACATCTCCTTCTATGACGATACAGGCTCAACTCAAGGTTTCTTTTGGGATTCTAGTGCTGAGTCTTTAGGTATTGGAACTACTTCACCAAGTGCAGCTTTACACATATCAGGTACAAGTGCAAACCAAATAAGATTAGAAAGAACTAACCACGATACATTTAGAATAGGACTACAAAGTGCAGTTGGTTTAGGATTCCATAACGTAACAGACAATCGCACAGACATGATGATAAAAGGCGATGGTAATGTTGGAATTGGCACAAGTTCGCCTGATGCTTTATTGCATTTATCTGCTAACACAGGTGCAACTTTAAGACTAGAAAGCACAGATACAGCTATTGCAGCTAATGAAGTTATAGGTGCTATTGAGTGGGAAGGTAACGATGCCACAACTGGTTCTTCAGGTATTGCTGGAAAAATTGATGTTATAGCTGAAGATGCTACACCCGAATATTCTATGAGATTTTTCACACAAGATAATCTCTCAGGTACTTATGAATTAGCAGAACGTATGAGAATTAAGTCAGATGGCAAGGTTGGAATCGGCACAGTTTCACCCGGTGAAAAATTAACAGTTGGCGGAAACACTTTAACTTATGGCTCTACTGGTAACGTAGGTGCTGGTGCTTCTTACTTTCTAGGTAACAGTCAAAACTCAAGAGATATTGCTTTAACAAGAGTAGACTCTGCAACTTTAGCTATTGGATACTATAGTAGTGGTTGGCAAGAGTCTGCTAGGTTTGATAGTAGCGGAAATTTTTTAGTTTCCACTACAAGCACATCTCCTTGGACAAATTCTGCAAACTCTTCATCTGATAATGGTATTGCTCTTAGAAACGATGGAATAATTGCTGCATCTGCTTATAAAGGAACTGCAAATAGTGGTAATGTAGCTATCCTTAATCGTACTGGCACAGATGGTGGTATTTTATCTTTTTATAAATCAGGTGCAACGGTTGGAAGTATTAGTAGTTATAGTGGTTCTTATCTTGCGGTAGGAAACAATACAAGTGGACTAGCATTTATTGATGCAGGTAGCCCACATTCTATAAGACCACATAATCTAACAACAAATTCATCAAGTGATGATGTTCTTGATTTAGGCACAAGTTCTACTCGTTTTAAAAACCTTCACCTTTCAGGAACAGCTAATGTAAATAAAGTAGTAGTTGGTGATGGTACAGATAGTGGTGTTATTGCACCTTATAATCTATACCTAACTTCAGGTAATTCAAATGTACATATTTTTAATAAAGCAGATGGAAGTGAAAAATCTAGACTGGATGCATCGGGGAATTTATTAGTTGGGAAAACTTCAGCGAATATAGGAACTGTTGGTCACCAGTTATTATCAGACTCAGGTGGAGATTACGCAGCCCATACATCTAATGGAACTAGAGCATTACTTTTAAATCGTTTAACATCTGATGGTGAAATATTAGATTTCAGAAAAGATGGCTCAACACAAGGAAACATCGGTACAACAGGTATTGCAAACGGAGTTGAAATTTATATCGCAAGTGGAAGTTCAAGTTCTGTTGGTGCTGGATTAAGTTTTGCTAATGTTACAATTAGTAATTATATAGCACCGTGTAGAGGTGATGGTTCTTATGCTGATAATCTAATTGATTTAGGTACATCAAGTGCTAGATTCGATGACATCTACGCTACCAACGGTACTATCCAAACTTCTGATAGAAACGAAAAACAAGACATTGAAGCAATTACAGATGCAGAGACTAGAGTTGCTGTAGCTTGTAAAGGCTTGATAAGAAAATTTAGATGGCAAGATGCAGTAGAAGAAAAAGGCGATGATGCTAGATTACACTTCGGAGTTATAGCTCAAGACTTACAAGATGCATTTACAGCAGAAGGCCTTGATGCAGGTGATTATGGTATGTTTATATCTAGCACCTGGGAAGATGATGACGGGGTAGAGCAAACTAGGCTCGGAGTAAGGTATAATGAACTCCTAGCTTTCATAATAACAACTTTATAGGAGAACAAGATGGCAAATACATACGAATGGGACTGTAAAACAGTAGACGTGTACCCAGAATACGAGGATCACACAGATACAGTTTACAACGTCCATTGGAGACTTAACGCAACAAGTAGTGAAACACACGAAGTGGATGGTCAAGAAGTACCATACACCGCTAGTGTTTATGGCACTCAATCATTATCATTAGAAGATGTCGGTACAGACTTTAAACCTTTTGACGAATTAACTAATACAATAGTTACTGGTTGGGTTGAGGGTAATATGGGTGAAGAGGAAGTAGCAAACTTAAAGTCTGCTTTAGACTCAAAAATATCTGAAGAGATAACACCTACGACTGAAACAAAAACTATAGGCGAGTAGATGGAAACACTTTTTCAAGTTGTTATCATAATCGGGATAATATACTTTATAATAAATAAAAAGAAACCAGAATGGATAGATACAATACTATCCAAATTTAAGAAGTAAACATTATGGCAGATACCTACACCACCAATTTAGAACTTAGAAAACCACAAGTAGGAGGCGCTACTAATGAATGGGGTGGCAGATTAAATAATGATTTAGATATCATTGACGGTATTTTTGCTGCTAATGGCGCAGGTACTAGTGTAGGTCTTAATGTTGGTAATAATAAAACCTTAACAGTAACAGGCACATTAACCTCTACTGGTACAGCATCTTTTACAACTATTGATGTAAATGGTGGTGCAATTGATGGATCTCCAATCGGTGCAAATTCAGCATCAACTGGTGCATTTACTACTTTATCAACAACTGGTTTAGCTACTTTAAATAGTGCAACAATAACTGGAACATCTACACTAACCACAGTAGATATAAACGGTGGCGCAATAGACAATACTGCTATTGGTGCTACTACAGCATCAACAGTTGTAGCAACCACAATAACAGGAACTACTGTTACAACTAGTGGTAATGTAAATACTACTGGTGGCGAGCTACAAATCAATGGTACTAACGTACTAGAAAAAGTATATCCAGTTGGATCTATCTATATCAATGCAACTAGCGCAACCAATCCAGGTACATTACTTGGTTTTGGCACATGGGTAGCTTTCGGAGCTGGTAAGGTTGTAGTTGGTTTAGATTCTACTGATACAGACTTTGACACAGTGGGAGAGACTGGCGGTGCAAAAACACACACATTAACAACTAGCGAAATTCCATCACATACACATGCTTTAGATGCTAGTGATAATCCAGGTGGATCTGGAGCGATTGAGGTTGCTGGTGGTTCACCAACATCAACACAGTCAACACAAGCCACAGGTGGCGGAAGCGCGCATAACAACTTACAACCATACATAGTTGCTTATATGTGGAAACGTACAGTATAGGAGCTGACAATGGCCCTATACCCAATCACACCACCCGCAGGAATAGTAAAAAACGGTACTGATTACGCCAACAAAGGACGTTGGGTAGATGGTGATTTAGTACGTTTTGAAAACGGTTATCTTAAACCTATTGGCGGTTGGACAAACTTTGAAAATACTACCCTAGCAGGCACGCCGATAGCCATGTATTCTTATAGAACTAATGACGGAGACAAGGTTCTAGTTGTTGGCACAAGAACAAAAGTTTATGTATTTTATAATGATGCCTGGATAGATATAACACCATCGGGTTTTGTTGGCGATTCTGTCAATACTTCAAATGGCTATGGTACATACGATTATGACGAAGAGAATTATGGAGTTGCAAGATCAGCGTCTACGCTTGCGTTAAAAACAGATCATTTCTCATTTGATAACTGGGGAGAGCATTTAGTATTTTGCTGTTCTAGTGACGGTAAAATATATCAATGGCGACCAGATGCAGGATCAGGATCTCCAGATACTATAGCTACACAAATAACAAACTCACCAATAGGATGCCAGGCTATTATAGTAACCAATGAAAGACACTTGGTAGCCATTGGTTCATACAGCGATCCTAGGAAAATATCCTGGAGCGATAGAGAAGACAATACCAACTGGACCGCAACAGCAAGAAACACAGCTGGAGACTTACAAATACCTACTGGTGGTAGAGCCTTGTATGCAGTTAAGTGGCAGAACAGCGTTATTATATTTACCGATATTGGTATTAATAAAATGTATTATGCTGGTTCTCCATTTGTATATGGAATACAAGACGCTGGAGTTAACTGCAAGGCTATCTGTCCTAGAGGCATAGTTGCTTCTGGTGACTTCATATCATGGATTGGAGAGAACTCATTTTTCACATACTCAGGTACTGTAAAAGAACTAAAATCAAATGTGCATGATTTCATTTTTGATAACATACAATCTGGTACACAAGAAAATACTTTTGGTACACATAACGTAGACTTTAATGAGATATGGTGGTTTTTCCCAGTTGGGGATGACTACCAACCAACACCAAACAAATATGTTATCTGGAACTACTTAGATAATGTATGGTCCATAGGATCTATGGATAGAACATGCTGGATTGACCAGGGAGTGTTTGCTAATCCAATAGCATGCGACTCAAACGGTAATGTATACGAGCATGATAAAAGACCATTGTTTGACTCACCAGGCATAGGCAACCAAGTGCCATTTTGTACTAGCGCACCTATAGAGATAGGCAACGGTGACAGAGTTATACAGGTAAACCAAATTATTCCAGACGAAGAGTCTGCAAACTTGCCAGGCATAACTGTAGGATTTACTGGTGGCTTTACACCTCTAGGATCTCAAACAGATTTCGGTAACTTTACCTTCCAAACAGACGGATATACTGATGCAAGGTTTAGCGCAAGACAGGTACAAATGAAAATTACAGGATCTTTAACAGAAGACTTCCAAGTCGGAGTTATAAGAGTAGACGGTAAACCAAGAGGCAGAAGATGATATCACCAGAAAGTAAAGCCCAATATATACAAAGAGTAACTAATTCTAAACTGACTGTATCTGGGACAACATCATTAGAAACAATATACACAGCACCGACTGGTACAGATTTTGACTTTGCTATTTTAGAGTCTATCTTGGTATGTGACTACGGCAATCAACAAACAAACATAGATATATCAATATCTACTGGTGCGTCTAACTTCTATATTTTTAAACAACACAATATAACAGCAAATCAAACAGACGAGTTATTAGAAAATGATTTAGTCTTAACAGCTGGACAAGTTTTAAAAATACAAGCAAGCCATGCAAACATTAATGTTATTGCAAGCCTAGTAGAGTATGCAAAAGGCGATTAATGAAAGCTGGCAAGAGGAATGGATAAGAACCAAACCTCTTATAGCAAAAGCGGTTAAACATCAAGATGCCTATACAATTGATGACATAGAAGATAAAATAAGAGAAGGAATATTCCTACTTTGGGCTAGCAACAATGCAGCATTTGTAACAGAGTTTGTAGTATTTCCACAGCACACCGCAATGAACTTACTCTTTTGTGGTGGTGACTATAAAGAGTTAGAGGCGATGTTGCCACACATAGAAGAGTACGCAAAGAAATGTGGAGTCAAAAGACTCTACGGTGGTGGCAGAAAAGGATGGACAAGAAAGCTTAAACATCTTGGATTTGTAACAGAACATTTAATTAGAAAAGATTTATGAGTAAAGGAAAAACAACAACTAAACAAGAAGCAACGCTACCAGATTGGCAGAAACAGGCCTATCAAGACTATTTAAATAGAGCGCAAGAAGCTGCTGACATACCATTTCAGGAATATACTGGCGATAGAATAGCAGGTTTATCTCCAGAAGAGATGCAAATGGGCGCAGGCATACAAGGTCTGTATGGTAGTGCCTTTGGTGGACTTGATCCAACTGGGATGCTACAACAGTTAGCTAGTCAACAATCTCCACAGTTAGGAGATGTTCCATCTTTATTAGATATGGATATTAGTGCATACGAATCACCTTATCAGCAACGAGTTATAGACCTAACAGAGCAAGACTTTGCTAGACGTAGAGATTTACAACAACAGCAAGCGCAAGATGTAGCAATGCGATCTGGTGCGTTTGGTGGCTCAAGAGGAACTATATACGAGCAAGAAGCATTAAGACCTTTACAAGAACAAGAGGCTAGAACTCTTGCCGACATAAGAGACAGAGGATACGGGCAGGCGCTGGGCGCGGCGGAGTCTGACATAGTAAGAAAACAACAGATGGCTATGCTTGCACCAGAATTAGAACTTAGGGGCAGACAACAACAAGCTGGACTCCTGGGTGGTTTATTAGGCGGACAACAACAAGCACTAGGATTACTTGGTGGTTACGGTGGTTTATCTAGAGGATTAGGACAAGCACAAAGAGACTTTGACTTCAGCGAGTTTGGAAGAGAATTACAATATCCAGCCTACCAATTAGGACTGTTTGGTCAAGGCGTACAAGGTATGCCATCATTGGTTGGTCAGACAACCACATCCGAATCAACAGCTGGCCCTATGGGCGTGCTAGGCGGTATAGC